AAGTGCGAAGCACTTGTTTGACGGCCTGGACCAGTTCCGGCTTGACGTTGTGATCGCCCTGGTATGTGCGTTGCTGCGGCAAGTCGTTGGCGTCAACGAGGTTATGCCGCTTCATGTGCTCGCGCCGATCGGAGCGGGAGTTGATCACTTCCCCGTTGACCGGGGAGCGGAACGGGGCCAAGTCCGGCGTCACATACGGCGCCGTAATGACCCGCTCGACCATCTGCCCGCAGTGGTCGGGCAATTCCTTGTAGCGGGCGACAGGCAAATAGACATCCTGCGCATGTCCGCAGACTGCGCATTTCGTTGCGTAAATTGGCATGATTTCCTAGAGCTGGAGAAGCGCTATCAGGTCTTCTTCCTCTTCGTCGTCGCGGCGCTTCTGCTCCGCTTCCCATGCGGCCATCAGCGCCTTGACCTCGGAAAGATCAAGCTGCTGCGGCTCGAGGCGCTTGGCCTCGATGATCGGCTTGACCGGCGCCGGCAGTTCTTCCTTGACCGGCTCGGGCGCTGCTTTCAGCCCCTGCCAGGCTTCGCGCACATCCGCGGCGATCTCGTCGCGCACATGCCGCTTGCGCCAGGCTTTCTCATCCCAACCGCGCCATTTCGTGTTGCCGCCGCGGGAAACGCCGTCTGCCGTGTCGGTTTTGCCGAAGGTCGGCACGCCAACTGCGGTAGTGGCTTGCACGCCCTGCGGATATGCCGTCGCGCTTACCGGGCCGCTTGCGGTGACATTGCCGACTGCAGACGCTGCTGCGACGCCCGCGGGTGTTACGGATGCATCGCCCGTTGCTGTTGGCGATCCAATGGCCGAAACCGACGAGACGCCAGTAGGCAAAGCTGATGCCCCACCAGTCGCTACCGGCGATCCGACAGAAGATGCAGCCGACACACCAGCAGGCGATGCTGTTGCGTTCGTTCCTGCCGATGCGCTCGGGCTGCCTACTGCTGATGTCGCAGATACGCCGGATGGCGTTGTGTTGGCGTCCCCAGTTGCGGCAGGAACACCGACAGCCGACGACGCTTGAACGCCAGATGGCGTTGCGGTTGCATAACCAGCCGCAATGAGGCTGCCGACTGCGGATGCTGCTGATACACCGACCGGCGTTGCGTTGCCGTTCGTGCCGCTGTTATTTACCGCCAGCCAGAGACGGCGGCGCGGGGCTTGGAATACCTGCCAGGGGTTGGCGCTAATCTGCGCGATTTCCGCATCGGTCAGGCATCGCGCAATGACGCCGGCCGCGTAGAGCGTCGCATTCGTCGCGGTCGGGAAATAATCGCCGCTGCCGCCAACGAACAGTGCGGACGCCGTTGTAGTCAGCGCGACAGCGGACGACGCTACGAATTTCCCGCCGACGTAGCCGCGAACCGTCGCGCCGTCATACGTTCCAGCGAGGTCGTATGTCGCTCCCGCAACAACGCTTGACACGACAGTAACGTAGCCTCCATACCAATGCAGGATGATGCTTCCGTTGTATAACTCAAACGAAAACAGGCAGTTATTAACACTGCTGCCAATTGCGAGAAGCGACGTATTGCCGTTATTCGCGTTGATTGTGACACGCGCGAACATCGTGCGCGCCTGCGCGCCACTTACCGGCGAATTAGCCGCCGTTGTCCAAGCAAGGCCGCTCGCTGCGCCAGTTGACGCAAAGCCGACGCCGTTTTGCCCCTGCGTGAAATTTGCGAGCGTCGAACTTTGCGGCAAAAACTGCGCGCCAGCATAGCCGCTAACGACGAGCGAGGGCGCTTTCGTAACGCTCGTCGTTAGCGGAACAGCTTGTTGCGGCTGCTGCGTCAGCGGGCCGCGCTGAAGCACGAGCGCGCCGCTCATTACACCACCGTCGCGCTTACTTCAGCGGTGCGCATCGAGCCGGCGCTGAACGCCACGCCGCAATCATTCTTGACCACGAATCGCACATACGGCGGCAGCGATCCGCCGAACGCGGCCGCGACGCTGAATTGCTTCACCTGAGCACCAGATGCCGTCTTGAGCGGCAGCGCGCCGATGAAGGTTAGATCGCCCTCGTCGGTCGTCGTCGTGCCGCTACCAGGGCCGGATTGAAACGTGGTGTTGTCTAGCGAGCCTTGCGCGAACAGCACGGCCTGCTGATTGCCCGTGGTCGTGCCATTCGGCGTGACGTTCAGTTCTGCGAACAGGTCGAGCGGCTGGTTCGTCGTGCAGTTATAGCTTGCCGAGGTAACGTAAGTGCCGGATGCGAGCGTAGACAGCCCGGTGACGGTAAGCGCGGTCGCGGTGCCAACGACTTGTTTTACTGTTGCCATTGATTACACTCCTGCCGCGTAAATATCTTCCACCGTCACAGCCGGCACGCCGATAACCTGCGCGCGCGATGCCGGCAGTTCTGCCATTGCCTTCAATTCTGCCGCCTGCGATGCAGTGATGACCGCTGCAGCACTAAGCGCATCGAGCATCCCCTGCGTCGCAGGATTGCCGACATCAAGGCCGCTGTCTTGGCCCAGGAATTTCATCGCCCACTTGACTGCGCTCATCGGGCAGGCGTCCAGCGCATCCAGCACAGCCGCGCCATCGCTCAATTCCGCCAAGATCGTGCGCGCTGTCACATAGCGCGACTGCACTTTCTTCTGTGTCTGCGCGTTCAGCAGATCGCACACGGCGCCAAGCTGACCCGATGAAAGCAGCGGCGCGTAACCGAGCGCAGCCGGGTCAGTGGCAAGCTCGTTTTTCAGCGCTGAGAGTTCGGATGCGTTCATTTCAGAGGGTCAATCCGGTTATGTATGCAGTGATCCGGCCAGAACACGTTCAGTAGCCGGCAGACCGCGGAGCAGAAGCGGCAGGGCGAGCCAGCCACGATCTCCTTGCCGCATGCGCTGGAAATCGGCTCAAGTGCGCCACCGCGTAGCACGTTGAGCAGCACATCGAGTGCCACCCATATACGGCGCAGGTAAGCCATCACGCGATGCGGATCAGGCCGTTGGTCGCGTCAGCGGTCGGCCAGGTGATCTGGAACGTGCCATTCGTGCTTGTGATGTCGCTTGCGCCGAAGCTGACAGCGGCAACAGCCTTGTTCGACTTGCTGCTGTTGTAGATAAGCGCGCCGCGGGCCGTGATCGTGGAGCTAGGCCAGTTCGTGTTTGCAAACGTGAGAACAGCAGTATCACCGCTGAGCGACACGGCAAAGCCGGAAAGGGTGTTGCCGCCTGCCGTGTAGCCCGTTCCGGTCACCTCTCCAGTCGCGCTATAAGCAGTCGTGGCAGTGCCGATCGTCGCCGTGCTCGGGTAGAGCGCGACTTTGTACGTGTCTGCGGAACTATGAATGCCCTGCAGGATTTCTTGCTTGTAGCTGTCGCAAAGTGCGGCGGTGATTGCCATTATTGGACTCCGATGATTCGATTGTTAGCGTCACGGATGATCGGGCGACCATCCAGCGAAACTGCCCTGCCAGATGCGTCGCGCTCCACCGTTCTCGGCCTGCTGATGTGCTGCATTAGCTGCTGAACTTGGTCTTGCAATGCCGCGATGGTGGACTGCGCATCGTCCTGAGCCGGCGCCTGCTCTGCTGCCTCGCCGCCCCCGAGATCATCGGAAACGGTATCGGCTGCAGCGCTTTCGGCAGCGATGAGCGCGTTGTCGGTGCTAGTCTTGGCAGTGATCTGCGCAACCTCGACCTTGGTTGCAGCGTCCAACTGTGCTTTCCAGCGCTGGAACTCCATTTCGCGCTGATGCCGCTGGTCGTCCAGTTGCGCCTGCACCATCGCCAGCCGCTCCTGCGATTGCAGCTTCGCCTGCTCTGCCTGCGCGTCAGCCTGTGCGCGTGCTTGGTCGGCCTGCGCCTGCACCTGCATCTTCATCTGCTCGGCTTGCTGGTTGGCTTGCAGTTGCTGCGCCTGCGATTGCTGATTCGCCTGAATCTCGGCCATCTTGGTCGGGTCAGGCTGCGGCGGCGCAGGCGGCTTCTGCGCGTTCTCGCTCATCTTCTCGACAAGCTCTTCCAGCATGCTCTCGACGTTCTTGCCGACACGGTAAGAACGCACGGTGAACAGCAGGATCTCGCCTAGCGTCGGCTGCAGTGCGGGCGGTGCTGCGCTCATCTTCTCGATGTAGCCTCCGACCACGTTCATCAGCTCGGTGCGCTCCTGCTTCTGCTGCTGCTCGTCGCCGGCAATGGTCGAATCGGTTTCGATGTCGATGCGGAAGCCGCGTGCGCAGTTGTCCTGCAGAAGCTGATAGACCTCTTCCCAGGACGGCTCACCCATCAGCTTCAGGTTGTCCGGCGACAGCATCTGCTGGACTTGCGGCGGCATCGGTGCAGGCGGCATGCCAGGCTGCGGCGGTTGCTGTACCATCGCCTGCGCCTGCTGGATCTGCGCCTTCTCGGCAGCCATCAGCAGCTTGACGCCGGACATGTCGCGGATCGTCTCCATCGAGAAGTGCGAGGCAATGATCTGCCCCATGATCTCGATGATGTTGCGAGCGAAGCGCTGGATTTCGCGCTGCTTCTCGTCCAAACGCATCGTGACAAAGCGCGTCTTGATGTTCTGCGCGGTCGCCGTCTCGTTCGGGTTCGTCTGGCCGCGGAGGATGTCCGACATGCCCGTGATCTCGTACAAGTCCTGCTTGACCTTATCGCGGGCCTCGTACAGATGCAGCAGCGTCTGCGCGATCTCTTGAACCGGCAGCAGCTCCATGACGCCTTTTAGGCCGCCCTTCTCTGCGTGGACAGCCCACTGATCGACCGGGATCAGCTCATTCTCGACGCCTTCCGTCAGCAGCCGCTGCAGGCCCTGCGCGGATGCATCCGAAACGCCGACGACCTTGATCGCCTTCACAATCGAGGCGATGCGGCCGGTCAGCTCGTCCATCTCCGCAGCCTGGTCCTGATACTGCACATAGTCAGGAACCGGGATCAGCGAGTCATTGCCGAGCGTCGCGTGAATCGGCTTCGGGCAGGGGAAGAAGTGGTCGAGCTTCAGTGGGTCGTCGCGCACATCCAGCGCGGTCGGGTGCATCTTCGACAGCCAGATAGCCTGCTTGGACTCTTTGTCCCACAGTTCGTAGACGGTCGCCTTCTTCAGCGATTCGTCAACTTTCTGATCGTTCAGCCCCTTCGGCGTGAAATCTAGCGGGACTTCGTTGCCGATTTCTTCGCCAAAGCGCTCGACCAACTCTGCACGGGTGAGATACACCTTGCGCCATACGCAGGTGACTTCTTCCCAAGTGCGTGCAACGTTGTGGCCGAAATCCTGCCAGTGAACGTAATCCGGGACTGTCTCTTCGTAGACGACTTCCTGCAGCCGCTCGGCACCCTCGTCGGTCTGCGCGTCATCGGTGAGCTGCACCGATTCGCCATGCTCGCTGCCTTCCAGCCCTTCGGACACATCGCGCAGATGCGGCACATAGCGCACCCAGGCAGTGCCGCGTCCGGTCAGCAGGTAATCCAGTACTCCCTGACGCATCACGCTGCCATAGGCATAGGTATTCACGCTGTAGGACAGGCAGCGCTCCAGCACATCGGCAGCAACGCGGCCTACCTTGTCGGCGTCCTTGAATCGGCGCTCGACTTCAGGCTTCGGCGTCTGCGCGTACAGAGCCGGCTTCAGCGTCTCGACGTTGCTCCACAGGATGTTGAAGCGCGACTTGCTGTTTTCCGCCGTGTTGCGCTCGTCCTTGTAGCGCTTGATGATGTTCTTCGCGCGCTTTTCCCAGGATTCCGCCTCACGCTCATAGGCTTGGATCACCGGAACCCATTTCGCCGTCACTTCGTCCTGCGTTTGCTCGATGATGGGTTCCATGTGTCCTATATCCTGTTGCGCGGCGCCGGCCCCTTAAGCGTAGGCCAGAACACCTCGTTTGCCGTCATGTCATGCAGGAAGCGCGGCGGCTCCTTGTCTCGTAGTAGCTCGGGCTTTTTCCACACCTGGCCGATGATCTCGAACGCGTCTGCCGCGTGCGAAGTCCAGTCATGCTTCGGCTTGCTGCGGAAGATCTTCGCGTCGTCATCCCACTGGAATTGATACTGCTTCAGCGCCTCGTAGCCCTGTTCCGCCGCCTTGGCGAACCAGGAGCGCTTGAGCGTCAGGCGCGCAGCCTCGATGCCGTTCTGCTGGCTCGTGGCGGGGATGACGAACATCTTCACGCCCTGCTCGTATGCCTGCTGCACGATCGAGCGGCCACCAGCAGCCAGCAGCTTGTTCGCGGCATCGTGCGGAACGAAGTGCTTGGCGTATTGGTACGGCTTGCCCTTGATGACGCTGCAGTAATGGGCGATGTCTTCGCCGCTTGCCTCGTAGTAGTCGATCAGGCGAACTTCGCCAATCGCCACCTGGAAGAACCAAATCGCGGTCGCGTCATCGAAGCCCAAGTCCCATGCGGTGAACACGGGCAGGCTCGGATCGTGCTCAATCGAGCCGATGCGTCCTTCGGCGTCAGCGTCAGACATCCACTTTCCGTACACCGCGCCAGGGATCGCCGCCTCAAAGTCGCATTCAAACTCCTGGCGGTACTGATCCTCAGTCATCATCGTGCGGGCGTCGCGCAGTTCTTCCGCTTCCAGCAGGCCAGATTCGGAGGCGCGCAGCGTCAGCGAGAACCACTCGGGGCTATCCTTACTGAGCTTGAAGATGTCGTAGAAGCTGTTATGTCCCTTAGGCGTGCCGATAAACACCGCCCATCCCTTGCGATCAGCCAGCATCGGGCGCACGATCTCGCCCCATACGCGGGGCCGCATGTCGGCGTACTCGTCCAGAATCACGCCGTCGAGGTACAGACCACGCAGCGCCTGGTCGTTGTCAGCGCCGAACAGACGGATGCGCGCGCCGTTGTGCAGTTCGATCTGCAGCTCAGATTCGTTGATCTTCGGAGCGAGTGACGCGGAATAGCGCTTGAGGTAGTCCCAGGCGATGTTCTTGCTTTGGTTGTAGTACGGCGCGATGTAGGCATAGCGAGCGTTCTGCTTACTCGTAGCCAGTGCGCGCGTCAGCAACTCGTTGATGCAGGCAACCGTCTTACCGGCGCGGCGATGCGCTACCAGGCATGCCCAGCGCTTACTGCGAGTGTGGAACGGCATGAACGCGTCGCGCGGCGCGTACATCTCAGCCATCGAGCGGGCCTCGCGGCAGCGGCCAGTGAATCGGGCCACCATCGTGCGCCGAATGCTCGACCTTGTTTGCGTCGCGCCATCCCGCCTGCGCTTTCAGGAAGAAGATCGTCGCAGCGATATTGCCGGCGTTGATCTGCTCCATGAGCTTGTTCGCCACATGGCCGATCCCCTTTGATCGCCCCCTTTTTATGGCGGCGTCAAATTCTTCATTTTCCTTCTTCCTGGCGTAGAGCGTGCCTTCGCTAATACCAAGCGCTGCGGCGATCTGCTCCTGCGACAATCCGCGCTCGGCCAGAGCCTCGACCTTCCTGATGTCGATCTCGATCTTCGGCTTCGTCTTCATGCGGTCACCTTGCTATCGAAGGTGGTGCCGTCGCTTTCCAGGGTGGCCTGCTTGCCGGTGAAGTCCTGCCAGCGCTTGACGATGACATCGCAATACTTCGGGTCAAGCTCCATCAGGCGGGCGAACCGCCCTACCTTCTCACATGCGATCAACGTAGAGCCTGAGCCGCCGAACAGGTCAATGATGATCTGCTTGGCTTTGCTGCTGTTATTCAACGCATTGACGATCAGATCGACAGGCTTCGGTGTGGTGTGACCATCAACCGATTCCTTGCCAAACTCCCAAACGGAAGTTTGCTTTCGATCCCCATGCCACTCATGCGATCCGCCCTCAAGCCATCCATACAGGCAAGGTTCATGCATCGACTGATAATCAGTCTGCGACAGCACAAGCGCAGGCTTCACCCATACGATCATGCTTGAAAAGTGGCAGACGGCGCGATACGCTGAATGGAATATGTCGGCGCAGCGGTCAGAATGAAAACAGTAGAAGGGCGCACCCGGCTTCCCGACTATCGCGTAGTTCGCAAAGGCCGCCGATAGTAAATCAGCCAATCCGGCACGGGAATCATTATTGATGCCCTCATAATCCACCCCGTATGGCGGGTCGGTGAAGATCATGTCGGCCTTTTCACCGGCCATCAACTCATCAACCGCATCGATACTGGTCGAATCGCCGCACATCAGGCGATGCTTACCAAGCAGCCAAACGTCGCCCAGCTTGGTCACCGGATCAACGGGCGGCTCGGGAATCTCGTCGGGATCGGTGTTGCCCTCTACCTGCTCAACCTCGACCAAATCTTCCAGCTCATCTGCGGAAAAGCCGGTCAGCTCAATATCAAAGCCAAGCTCTTGCAGCTCGCCCAATTCCAGCGCAAGCAATTCATCGTCCCACCCGGCATTCAGCGCGAGCTTGTTGTCCGCGATGATGTACGCCCGCTTCTGCGCATCCGACAGGCCGGCAAGCTGAATGGTTGGCACTTCATCCTGGCCCAACTTGCGCGCGGCCAGCAGTCGACCGTGGCCGGCGATGATTCCGTTATCGCCGTCGATCAGCACCGGATTCGTCCAGCCGAAGTCCTTGATGCTGGCAGCGATCTGCGCTACTTGCGCGTCGCTATGGGTGCGCGAGTTGCGCGCGTAAGGAATCAGCGCATCTACCGCGCGATATTCGATCTTGATTGCCATTGCTTTGCACCTTTCGACCTTGATCGATGAAGGCAGGAATAAAAAAGCCCGCTACGTGAGCGGGCGAAGACCTGAAGGGTTCAGGTGGAGGAGACTCTGTACGAATGGCTGAGCCGGCCGCACCATGAGAAAGAGCGGTTGCAACACCGAGCAGGACAACCGGCTCAAGCATTCGCGCAAACGAAAAAGCCCGCTGTCCTTTCGGAGGCGGGCTTGGTCAATCGGCATTTCTGCCGACCGTAGCAGAAATATACACTGTTTCCGGCCGAAAAGTGCAGTCCCGTGGAAATATTTTTACGGTCCACCCTGCACTCGACGCAAAACCATAGCATGCGCCTGATTGACTATGTAGTGGTACTGCCGAACCTGCACGCCAAGCAGCCTGGCGCCCTCGTCCCGGCCCTTCAGTATCTTGACGCGTCCGTGGCTGGCAGCCCGGTTCAGGTGGTGCATCACGAATGCCTGCCGATGACGCTCCGGTAGCCCCACTACGATCTTCTCGAATGCGGCTGCCGAAATGTCATCGACGCGCGGACGCGGCGCTTCCCGGTATTCCTCGCTCTTGTACAGATAGCCGAGCGGGCATTTGAAGCTCGGCGGATAGTGGCTGCGGCCGAGCGCCCATCGAATCCAGTTCTCCAGCTCGTATCGCAGCGTGTTCTCGATTTCCTTCGTTCCCTGCATTAGTTCCTCCCCTGCCATTTTTATGCCGTGCGACGGATCACCGTAGCGCCGCTGCTCCATTGCCCTGCTCTTTTCCGGGTTCATCCTTCCGCCGACGAAGAACAGGGCAAGCCATTCCTCGTTAGTTAAATCTCGATCCGTGGACATACAATTCCTGTGTGCGCTCCATTGCGCGGCGCATTTCCGGCGAAATCTGCAGCGGGCGCATTGGCGGCAGTTCGGCAGCAGGATCGACTGCCGGCCTCAGCCACATGTAAATGCCGTCGATGCGCGCCAGCCGCAGCATTCCTTCGCGCTCCAGGCGCTGCATCAGTACGCGGATTGCCGAGGTGCCGACACGGAAGTTCATGCCGACCTGGCTCGGCGCGTACGGCTTGCCTGGTTTCATCCAGGCCAGCAGCGTTTCCGGGTTCAGGCTGCGGCTCAAGGAATCACCCGGCTGACGGCTGCGATGCTCTGCACGAGGATGTTGTGCGGGATGCGTGCCAGTGACTTGTCCAGGCCAGCGGATGCCGCCCGCAGCGTCTGCGCCTCGTCGCCGGATATGCCGACCTTTCCCAGGCGGTCGTATCGCGCCTCGATGGCTTCCATCGTGTCCAGCGCGTTTCTGACTGCGATTGCGCTTTCGTCGGTGCGCTGGCGGATGCTTTGCGCGTGACCGTAGTTGATGGCGTTTGCCATCGTCGCCAGCATGCGTGTCACCAGCGTGGCGCCCTCGTCGCTCGGCGCCAGGATCAGCCCCTCGATAGCTAGATGCAGTTCCAGGCTGATGTTGTCGCGCGTGCTGGACTGCATCGGCACATGAACCGGGAAGCGGTTCGGGTTGTAGCGCTTGCGCGGCTTCTTGCTGCCTGCCATTATTTTTCTCTCTCGGTGATGACGACCGTTACCCGGCCGCCCTTGATTACTTCGCCTCGCACCAGGTGCAGCTCGTCTATCTGCTCGTCGTCCAGCCAGACGCCGGCATGCGTGAGCGCGTCCTGAAGCGCCTTGCTGCGGTTGTCCAGATCCTGCCGGCGCTTGTCCGCAGGGCTGATTACCGCGAATAGGCTGATTCGGCCTTCCAGCGTCCTGCAGCCCTTCTCCGCGACGATTTCCGCGACTTCCTGCCGGTAGGCGACGCCAGCAGGCTTGATGTACTTGCCGCCGCCCTTGCGCACGCCGTACGCATGGTTAATCGATGGCGGCATTGGCAGCGTCAGATGGATCACGCGGCTTCCTCTTCCAGCATTTCCAGCCAGCGCTCGCAGGTTGCGATGACTTCGCGGATGTCTCGCTTCAGGTTCTTGATCGACTGGCCAGCGCGTAGGATCTTCTTGGCAGCATGCTGCTGCGCCGGGTCGGTGATGCCGTACACCTTGAAAATCCGGTACGGGTCGAGCTTGATGCCCTTGTAGGTGTAGTCGTAGTGAGCGCCGAGCTTTTCGGACCTTTCCAGCAAATGTGCTGCTGACTCAATTTCGGCACGCAAAATCGACTTAGCCAGCGCTTCGCCGTCCTGCGGGCCGAGCAGGCGCGAACGGTAGGCAACTGGATCATCGTTGGCAGATGCGTTGAACGCATCGCGCTTGCGCTGCTCGTCTATTGCTGCTTGCAATGCTGCTTGGTTGCTCATCTCTCTTCCCTCCGCTGTTGTTCCGCTTTCCACATTTCCGCTGCTGCTTCCCGTAACTGCTTCGCTGCTTCTGCGCCGCGCCGGTCGCTGACTTTCGCCAGATAGGCTTCGGATCGGCTGCGATTCAGGCGGCGCAGAGCGAGGACATGGCGCGTTTCACATTCAAAGCGCCAAGCCGCGTCGGTTCTCATGCCGCGCCGATCAAGCGAATGTTCGACGGCACAACGTGCTCGCCAGCCAGGCGCATCTGCACGAGCTGCTCGCGCGTGCCGGCCAGCATCACCTGCTTCGCCTTCGCTTCATGGCCGATCAGCATCGGCGGCTGCTGCTTGAAGCCTTCCTTCGCGTTGTGCGCGTTGGCGATGCCGATCATCACGGGCGGATACTCGGGGATCTCGCCGCGCAGCTTGTAGCCCTTGTAGCGGTTTTGGAACTCGTTGCCGAGGAACGGCCAGTTCTCATCGGTCGCCGTGCCGAGCTTGATCCAGCCGCCCATGTCCGCAATCACTCGGTGAATGATCGGGTCATCGAACACGACATCGCTGTAGGTGCCGACGCGACGCACCGCGGAATCCACCTTCGACCAGGCGATAGCGGCCTGATCCTGGCTGCGTCCCTGCAGATGGCGAGTCACATCCGCGATCTTCGGCATGAACTGCCCGCTGTCAGGGTCTTGCGTATGCGCCCATAGCGCCTTTTCCACAGCGGGGAGGTCGTATGCCTTCAACCCTTCCCAATAAAGCGCCTGTACGCCTTCTGCGAGCGTCTTGCCGTAGTAATCGGCAATGCCGGTCAGGATGGAGAAGAAACGAGTGGCTTCGTTGGCGTTCATAGTTCACCCCGTTGGATGCGTGCGATCAGATTGGCGGATGCTGCTGCGGTGGCTTGGCCGGCAGGGCCAAGTTGGGAATTTGCTGCGGCTTGCGGTTGCTGCTGGCGAGTCGGCGTCACCCATTCACCCTTGAAGCCAGCCCATCCGCGTTCGCAGCAGATGCGCAGGCCAGCATCGGGCGTCATGCCTGCGCGCTCGATCTCGCGCAGCACGCCATCAATGGCAGTCTTGGTTGCGGCGGCTTTCTTGCCCTTGCGGACTTGCAGCCAGTCGGAGGCGATTTGCGGGTCTACGCCGATTTCTTGCAGATAAGAGAGAGCGGAATATTTAGAAGCGGCAGCGCCGCTATCTGTATGTTTACTACCTGTGTTTATATCTGTTCTATTAGTAGATTTGCCCTCTTGGGCAAAACAAGATTCGCCCTCAGGGGCAATTCGATTTGCCCTCTTGGGCAATTCTGTTTTCCCTCCCAGGAACCTCGCCTCATCCACGAATGCATACCAAAGCGTATGGTTCGTCGGCGTCTTGTTGTAGTTGCCGGCGATGAGGACGGATTTCTCGATCAGGTGCGCAAGAGCGCGGCGGATCTGCTTGATCGACAGGTAGGGGAACAACTCGGAGAACGCCTTGACGCTGTTGTAAGTCCATGTGCGCCCATCATGGAAGTGCGTTCCATTGGCGCGGTTCTTGGTAATCCAGTGCTGGAAGTTGGTAATCAGCACTGCCTCCGGCATGCCGTAGAGCTGCGCATGCTCGATATCGAACGAGTGCATCATGTTCCAACCTTCCTTTTTTGCGTTATACTCATTTCCACTCTGTTGCTCCTATCAATAGGGTCATGGGCCGGGTCTGGTAGTGCAGACGCCGGTCTTTTTCATGCCAGTTTCAAAATCTGCTTGCACTCCTCAAGCAGTTCCTCTTGCGTGCCGTACTCCTGCTCGAACCTCGCTTTGTACGGATGCACAGCCCATACGCCACTTGCGTCGTCCTGCTGGTGATGCGGCGCGCACAGCGGCAAAACCTTCCAGTGGGCGCCGTCTTTCGTGCGCCCGTCGATGTGGTGGATGCTTACCCAGGGGTTGAAAACGCCGTCTTGCCGGCACGCGATGCAGCCGATGTCCGCAAGCTTGTTGTGGAACTCGATCTCGGCATGCGTGCGGCTGCGGCCTTTCATTTCGCGCGCCTCCTGCAGTCGAAGCAGACATCACTTCCCTCGATGAACCGGCCCGCGCTGCGACGCTGCTTACATGCGCTGCACTGACGCTGCGCGAAGTTGAACGGGACCATGCGCGAGGTGCGCTCGCGGAATTGCTCGGCCTGCAGGCGAGGATCAGCGGTCGGCGGCACGTTCATGCTTGCCGGCCTTGTTGATGTGCTTCAACAGCTTGCGCGTGATCAATACCGAACTGTTTCCCAGCGTTAGAATTCTGAACAGCAGGTTTTGGTTTTTTGTGATAAGTTTCAGCAAGTTCCAGTTTCGCTTTACGGATAACCGGGAACTTGGACTTGAAAAGCAACACCCACGGGGCCGGAATATAGTTTTCCGTACACCATTGAGAGATTCGGGCGCGCTTTAGACCAGTGAGAGCCATCACTGCCTGGCGCCCGCCGGCCGCTTCGATTAGTTGTTTCGCATTCATTGAAACAGTTTAAACTTATGAACGCATTTCCGCAACAACATACTCGCAAGCGTTTCGATTCTTTTACGCAGAACCTCTTACCATTCGTCGCCGATAACAACATGAGCGAAGACACGATGGCATTAGCCGATCGGATTCGGGTCATCCTGGGCGACATGGATGGGCCAGAATACGGAAGACAGGCACGACTTGCCAAAATAGCGAAAGTTGCGCGACCGAAGGTCACGCACTGGCTAACGGGGCAGAAGTCGATAAACAGTGATCACGCACTGGCAATCTGCAACACTTTGGGCTATCGCCTGGAGTGGCTTCTGGAGGGGAAGGGGCCGAAAAAGAAGGGCGACAAGGATGCTGATACAGCAGAAGGCGAGAAGATGTTTCTTGCCCATGTCACGTCTGCCGAAATGGAGATCCTGACCGCGTATCGAGCTGCAAGCCCGATGGATCGGGCTATGATCGAAACACTCTGCAAGCGCACCCCTCCAGAGGAAGGGCGCAACTCGTAGCAATTACATGACCTGAACGCTTCCTTGCGATAGCGGCCTGGCTGGGAACATATCCCGCAGGCCGCTTTTTTGCGCTTCCTCCACATCTCCATTCACCGGCTTCGGGAACCTCTCGGCAAGCATCTGCGCCAGTTCCACGATACGCGCCTCCGCCGCAACATCCATAGCATCGAACGCTTCCATAAGTTTCATCCTGCGTGCCATTGCCGGCATTTACTCCCCCTTTTTGTTCCTGCGTCACACGGATCGATTTTTCTGCGACGAAAAATACTACTCCTAAATTTCCTTTTGGAAAATCGGGAATTTGCCTAGTTTGAACAATATATTTTTTTCCAAAGTGTTTAAAAAACTGGAAACTGTTTCGTTTTTGCGCTATAGTTCCTCTGTCGATGCCGCAGATCGACAGAAAGCGGGATAGCAGCACTGTTCATCCATACAGTTAACGGTATCCCAAGTTTCCAGCCAGCACAAGCCCCATTCGCGGCACTAAACGCGGATCGGGTCCGGCAAACACATAGGAGGATGTATGTCGAAAGATGCAGTGAAACACTACCAAAGGTTCGAGCGCGAAGCGTACCTGCTCGCACAAGTCCGCGACCGCAAGCTGTCGCAAATTGAAGTTGATGTGCGCGGCCTGGAGTTCCACGAATGCTACGGATGGCTGAGTGGCGGACGGGAATTCGACCTGGCGCCCGTAAATGCGACGCTGACCGTTTATTACTACATCGACTACAGCGATTCGGAAGGCCCGCAGCTCTACGTTGAACACATCGTCACATTCTCCCCGCTGCTGTTCGTTGGCGAACTGTGCGATCACATCATCGGCGCAGCGGTTGACCTCATGCCGAATCTGTGCGAGTCCCGCAAGCTGGCAATCATCGAAGACGCCGAAGAGCTGATCGTTGCGCAAGAGCGGGAAGCAGCATGAGCGCCGCCACTATCCGCCGCAACGCCATTGAGCGCGTTCTGCTGCCGTCCGGCGCCTGGATCGACCGTCACCCAGCAGTGTCGCTCGCAATCATCGCTGTGCTGCTCATCGTGTCGGGGTGGTTCTAATGATGCCGCGACTACGACTGTTCTTGCTGTATTTCAAACGAGGCTACTGCCCCACTGCTGCATGGCACGAAGCAGCCAGGATGCAGCGATACGAGCGCCGGAGGCAGCATGGACTGCTCTGACGAAGGCGCCTGCTGGCGTCAGATGCAGGAGCTTGAGGAATACATCTACTGGCACGACACACAAAGACACGAGGAGAAAGAACATGGAAGTGAACAAGATCGCCCCGGCATTCATCAAGGCAAAGCGCGAGTTTGCCCCGGCGCTGAAGGACAAGACGAACCCTGCCTTCCGTTCTAAGTACGCGGATCTTGGCGCCTGCCTGGAAGCCGTCGATGACGCACTGCTGAACAACGGCATCGCGGTCTACCAGGAGACGTTCGAGGACGCTTCCGGCGTGACCGTGGAAACCGTGTTCCTGCACGAGTCCGGCCAGGTCATCCGCAGCGGGAAGCTGCATGTGCCGGCCGCGAAGCAAGACCCGCAGGGCTTTGGCTCGGCACTCACCTACTGCCGCCGCTATTCGCTCATGGCGGCATGCGGCATTGCACCGGAAGACGACGATGGCAACGCAGCCAGCAAGCAGCCGCAGAAGCCTGAATTCGACATGGCGAAGTTCATGAACGCCATCAAGACGGCGCCGAGCCTGGAATCGCTCAAGGATGTGTACACCGCCGCGATGAAGTCAGCCAGCCCCTCTCAGCAGGCAGAACTGACCGATGCCAAGGACGCCCGCAAACAACAACTCACTCAGAAGGAAGCAGCATGAACAAGATCAGTTTCACGGGCCGGCTGGCCGCTGACGCAGAAACCCGCTTCACGCCGAAAGGCGATGCCATCTGCGGCTTCCGCGTCGCGTCGGATGTCGGCTATGGCGAAAACAAGTCCACCAACTGGTTCTCCTGCCAGGTGTGGGGCAAGCGCGGCGAAGCCCTGGCGCCTCATCTGACCAAAGGCCAGCAAGTGACCGTGTTCGGCCAGCTCACGCTGCGCGAGTGGACGAACAAGGACGGCGTGAAGCAGCTTTCGCCGGATGTGCGCGTGGACGAGATCGAGCTGCAGGGCGGCAAGCGTGAAGGCGCAGCGCCGGCAGCCAAGCCGCAGCAGCGTGACACCGCTGCGGATGACGATCTCGATATCCCGTTCTGATCTAACACGGAGGCGGGGCTTCTGCCCCGCAACGACATGACATCAATAACCCTGTACGAAATCGCAAAAGAGTTCCGGCAGATCACCGATGTTCTGATGGACGCAGGCTGCGACGAGCAGACGCTGCTGGATACGCTGGAAGGCGAGCGCTGGCCCCTTGAAATTAAGGCGCAAAACTATGCTTTCGTGATCCGTAACCTGGAAGCCAGCGCAGACGCCATTAAGGCCGCAGAGAAGCAGATGGCCGAGCGCCGCAAGGCCATCGAGAACCGCGCGCGCTACATGGCCGAGCGCCTGAAGATTGGCATGGAGATTGCCGGCGTGAGCAAGCTGGAATGCCCGCATTTCGCAATCAGCATCCAGAAGAACCCGCCGAGCGTCGATGTGTTCGAGCCGGCGCTAGTGCCTGCCGAGTTCATGACGCAACCGGAGCCGCCGCCAGCGGTGCCGAACAAGGCCGCGATTAAGGATACGATTAAGGCAGGCCGCGAGGTTCCAGGCGCAATGCTGGCTCAAGGCACTCGGCTTGCCATCAAATGACCGAGAAGCGCCTTTTTGTCCTAGCCCACCCGGAAGCCCGCAGACGCGCCGCGCAGTGCATCGCTGAAGCGCCGGCAGGGTGGAAGGTCGAGGTCAAGCCACCTTCCCGCTCGCTTGATCAGAACGCGCTGCTCTGGCCGCTATTGGAAGAAGTCGCGAAGCAGGTTGTTTGGTACGGGCAGAAGCTGCCGGCAGAAGACTGGAAGGCAATCTTCACTGCATCGCTGAAGCGCTCGAAGGTCGTGCCAGGCATTGAGCCAGGGTCATTCGTGGTTTGCGGCCAATCCACCAGCAAGATGAGCAAGGCGACGTTTTCAGAATTGCTAGAGCTAATCCATGCCTTCGCAGCAGAACATAACGTGAAAATCCGAGAGACAGCATGAAAGTACAGAAAGCCAGCCACGATTCCCTCCTCCCTTCTCGCGCCACTGCCGGTGCCGGAGCATATGACTGCTATGCCGACATGGACGCTGAACTGTATCCCGGCGAGTCGCAGAAAGTGCTGCTCGGCTTCCGCGCTGAAGTTCCAGTCGGCCATGTCGCGCTTCTTGTCCCTCGCTCGTCCACCGGCAGCCGCGGCATGCACCTGGCGAACGGAACCGGCGTGATCGACAGCGATTTCCGCGGCGTCTTCATTGCGAACATCATCAACCGCTCCGAAGACTGGATGAAGATTCAGCGCGGCGACAGGATCTGTCAGATGCTGATCGTGCCTGTCGCACTGCCGGAATTGGTCGAGGTGGATGCGCTGAGCGAAACAGCGCGCGGCGAAGGTGGTTTCGGCTCGACGGGGGTGGCATGAGCGTCCGCTTGGTATGGGCGACGCCGAACGCCGAACAGCTTATCTCCGACATGGCGCGCGTGAGCAATCCGGTGAACCAGGGCCAGCCGCCTGGAAAGTTGCTGGCGTACTGCGTGCGGAATCAGCACTGGTCGATATTCGAGATGGCGAGCGCATGCTTCGAGATCGAATGCCCGCGAGACATCGCGCGGCAAATCCTGCGGCATCGCAGCCTGTCGTTCCAGGAGTTCTCGCAGCGCTATCAGTCCGTCGATGTGCTGCCCTCCCCTGCCCTGCGCGAGCTGCGGCTGCAGGATACGAAAAACCGTCAGAACTCCATATCTGTAGAGGATGTGGAACTGTCGATTTGGTGGCAGAACGCGCAGGCGGATGTGCTCGATCAGTCGCGGGAACTGTACAAGCGAGCGCTGGCGAAGGGAATCGCCAAGGAGCAGGCCCGCGCATTGTTGCCGGAAGGGCTGACAACCAGCCGCATGTATGCCTCTGGGACTGTCCGAAGCTGGATGCACTATTGCAAGCTGCGCACCGAGGCTGGAACGCAGCGCGAGCATCGGGACATTGCGCAGGCCATCAGCGACCACATGGCGGAACTGCTGCCGCTGTCTTGGGCGGAGTTGCAGCATGGAGCCTGACCGCCCCACCCTGCCGCGCAATGGCTGCTATGACCGGGCGCCGCTACAAAATGAGGTTTGGGTCCGTACTGGATGGTTCGGATTTCACAGCTTCAATGACGGGACGGTGCTAAAGCAGCCGAAGTTTACCAAGATTGCCAACCCGATGACGAAGGATTGCCAGT